AAATAGCACACCCTATATTCAGCATCCAAACCGATTATCACCGTGTAGTCACTATACTTCGCCAAATCTATGCCAAACCATTCAGTATTGGCGGTGGAAATCGGTGCAATGCACTGCGAAATGTAGCTCAATCCAAATGGGTTGCTGCCATCTTCGGTTGGCTCGGCCAAATACAACTCCGAAAAGATATGCTGTGGCAAATCCCTTTTTGCCTGTTCAACTTCCTCAAATTTAAGGATGCCAGCGTTCACACCGTCGTATGCGGTGATTTTGTGGAACTCGTAGTTTGGTTCTCCCATCCTTGCCCGTTCACTTAACTTATATCCCCAGTTCTTTTTGCCCTTTACGTTCCCGATTAGTTTGCACTTGCCCTCTGTCTTGGTCAGGGTTGAACGTAAGGCGAACCATGCTTCTTCCCTTGCCCTTGTGAACTCGTCAAACACGGCTGCATACACATCGTCACCATAAAGGTTGTCGGGCTTCTCTGCTGACTTGAATTGAATGATGCCACCCGTTGGCGTGGTCAGTCGCAGTTTGCTTTCATTGACTTTAAAAAATGATTTATCAGTCACTTGTGTACGCATCCTGTTAAATGCAATTTCGGCCTGCTGATACACCGGTGCAACCCACCACACTGATTGATTTTCTTTGAGTGTCAATGCCTGCTCAAATAACCAAATAATATGCGATGCCGTCTTGCCTACTTTGGTGGCGGCTGCTGTAATCGTGTACCTTGCATGGCTGTCTAATATCCTGCGTTGGTAATCGGTTACGAATGGTCGCTTATATTGGATGTGCATTTGTAAAACTCCAACCTGTGGTTGTTAATTTTATCGAGGTCGTGATGCTCTTTGCAGTAGTAGAAATTGTTGTCTCCCAAAATCTTTGCACTTTCCTGACTGTCTAAAAAATGCTTCATTGATTTATACCACGCATCGGGGGTGTTGTCCGTGAAATGCACCCCGTAATTTTCAGCATGGTTAATATATGGGTTTACATTTGAGGCAATGACTGGCAACTTATAGGTTGCCGCTTCAATGATTTTCAGTTCCGATTTGCACCCGTTCCACTTGGTATCTTCAAGCGGTGCAAGTGCCACATCAAACAAGCGGTAAAAATTGCCGTACTCGTTCGGGGCTTGTGCTGCTGATACAACCACCTGCGGTCTAAGCACACCACTACCGCCATTGAACTTGTAAAGGATGCTATCCCATACGTAATTGTTCGGCATCCAACCGCAGATGACAAACCGCACCTTATCCCCGTATTCATCGCATATCCGAGCAATGGCATCCGAAATTATCATAATATCGTTACTGTGAGTAAGGCCACCCACCCAACCGAATGTAAAAACATCACGTTGTTGCGGTGCTGACAACCAATGCTCATCTGTTGTGTCCAATGCGTTGGGCAGTATCTCCACGTTCCTGTTCAACTTTCGCAATTCAGCAGCCAGTTGAGGTGTGGTGGTGGTCACCCCGTCAGCGTATCGGATGGCATCGACAATGGCCTGCTTCAATTTATGCTCACGGAAATACTTATACGTTGGGTGGAACTTCGGCAATTCCCAAAAGTCGTCAATGTCGATAATGTATGGGATATTGTGCTTCGCCAAGTAGTGCAGGATTTCGTAGTGGTCAGCACCCAGCCACCGGTTGAATAATACAAGGTCATATTTATTTAAATTTGGTAATCCTGATTTTACAAATTCCTGCGACACTTCCACCTCTATTTGGTCTGCATGGTCAATTTGCAGACGTTTGAGTGGTACATACAGGCGGTGGTATTCAACCCCACCCATGCCATTCCATAATGCGAGTACTTTCATATTTTGCAGGTTTTTATTTCTCGCCAAAGATTAAGAATTGTGCGGCTTTTGATTAGCATCAGGTGAAATTGTATCATCCTTAATGTTTTGGCTCTGTTTTTTAAAACGTGATATTTTCTTTTCATTTGCTTATATTTGCACCAACAAAAAACAAGGGGTTGTGATTTGTGAAACCCACTGGCGAAAGTTGGTGGGTTTTTTTATTCTCCTAAGTCCAATGTGATTTTTATCTCCCCGCTCACGGTCTGGTTGACATCAGCCGTTTCCTTTGGTTTGCCGTACACACGGGATAAAAGCGTTTCAATAGAATACAAGCTGCCTTTCTCCAATGACTTCCGCATAGCATTGGCGATTGTCTTTTCCAATATGGTGGCCTTTGGGTTCTGCCATACTTCTTTCAGCTCGTCTAAATCCATTGACAGCATGGCTTGGATAGTGTCTTCAACCTCCACGCGCTTATATCCGTGTTCTTTCAAAAGGGTGACATACTTCTTTGGTCTACCCTCTAAATTTCTTCTTTCGTCTTCGCCTTTCTTAAAAGGCTTCAAGTTTTGTTCATTTGCCATATTTCACAGATTATTCACAGATTAGACACTTTTGCCACAAGTCGGGCAACTTTCCTTTTCTTCCTTTTCTTCGGGTGCTTCGGGTAGATGCAATCCCCACTCCGCTAACTCTTCCGCATCCCATTCATTGGCGAGTGCATCCATATCCCATTTGCCATAATGGGTGTTATCTTTAATCAGGAACTCATCACGCTGCTGTGCTGTCCAATCATCAGCCAATACAATGGGAACTTCCACCGCCCCGATGTCGCACAATGCACGATAACGCTGATTGCCACCGAGAATAACATAGCCACCCATGTCGGATGTATAGCAAACTAATGGCCGGGCAGTTAGCATTTCAGGGAATTGCATCAGCGACCTTTTAAGCAATGCAAAATCATCAGCCGATATTTGGCGTGGGTTGTTTGCGTTTGGTCTTATTTCGGTTAGTTTTACCCACTGCATATTTTTTTATGATTACTTCGATGCTAAATTCTCCGTTGTTGTGTTCCTCTGGTTTGTCTGCGTTGGTTGCTGTGTCTATGACCTCTATATCCCAATACTCCTTTATGCCTGTTTGTAATAGGATGCCCTCAACACTAAAAGTATGTGGTGGCTCACATGAATAAGGCAGATAGAAATATCGGTGGTCTAAATTCCAACGGCTCGGCAATGTTTTTTTACGCTCATACAAATCTCGGTGCGGTATGCTCATGATGATATGCCCATCGGGTTTGCATATGCGATACCAATTTTGAATGGCGGTAACTGGGTCGTCAAGGTGTTCCAGCACGTGCGAAGCGTAAACGTAGTCAAAGGTGTTGTCCGGGTATTTGTCCATTGTGGTTGCATCGCAATCGTCTTTGTCGTGATGCACACAATCGGTCATGCTGATAGTGTCGATGCCGTCAAATGTATCAATTCTGCCGCATCCAATGTCTATTCCCTGACCTTTGATGTATTTTTCATAAAATCCTGACGCTTTGCGCCTTTCGTGTGCTTTAAAAGTTTCAGCCATGTATTTTTAAAATTTGTAATAGATTAACGATTGTCCACGCACCAAATCCGTTCTGCCCTGTCGGGATGACGTTGTGCGCAGTTGGGCATATTTCCACAACTCTTGGGTGTTTCATCTGCTCGGCTATTGCAAAGGCCATTGACTGGTTGCCGATAAATAGGTTGCATTCAGATATTACCTGCGCAAGTTCATAAAAGTTCTGCACTGGGTAGTGTTTTATGTTTGGCAACTTAGCGCTGATTACTCGGAACTCCTCTGGCAGGCCGACAAATGTTATTCTGTCCTGATATTGACGGAGTGCGGTGTAATCAAATGTGGGGTTGTGGTATCGGCTTGTCCGATTTAAAACAATATCAAATGCTTCGGGGCTGGGTGCTAAATCAAAGTTAATCGGCACGGATAAATCGCAGGTCAGTTCCGGGTAGATATGAAAATACCACTGTGAGATATGCCCTGTGTAATTGTGGAATTTACGGAATAGGTCAAAGTTATAATCTACCTTTTCATCGTTTTCAGTTATGTGGATGTCGTTGATAAAATCCAAACCCCACAACAAAGGTTCCAGCATTTCAGCCATCTTGCGGTTCATCTGCACGTTGCCCATCGGGTGCGACATATTGCCGTATTTGCCCGGTACGTTTATATGCAGGTACAAATCAACGGTTTCGCCTTTCAGCTCGGCAGCTTTCCGCATGGCAGGTAAGGAGTAAATCAAATCACCTGCGTTTCCGCTATGTATAATTTTAGGCATTGGCTTCTCGGTATAATCGTTTCAAAGCATCAAACATACATGAGCGGCAACCTGGCAATGGCTGTCCGTATAACTGGCGGTGTACTTCGTTTAGTTTGGCATAGTAATCAGCCGAAAGGGCATAGGTTCCCGTGCGGTTAATACGCTCAATGGTTTCTTTCAGTTGTAGGCAAATTTCTTTTTGTTCGGGTGTCATCACTTTGTATGTCTTACGTATGCAATTAAATAACCAAAGCCAAACGAAATAAATGAAAATATTAAAATTTCAATCATAGGTAACGGTCAATTAAACTGCCACACACAGCAGACAAGGCAGCAAAGGGCAATCCCCACCACCCGGCAAGTGGAATGAATACGGCAAGGCCGAGCCACCACGATAAACAGAAGCCACATTCCCAGGGTTTGTAAATCGGTCTGTGCGGTGTGCTGACTTTCAACACAAAGCTAATCACCGGGGGGAATAAGTACCGGGATAGCAGTACCGCTAATGCGGCAACGGATATTATATTAACCAAGTTCATTGTAGCGTTCTTTTATTTGGGTTTTCAGGGCATTAATGATTTGACTGATTTCTCTGTAATTTATTTTGGTGGCTTTGGCTATGCTGGCCATGCTGCGATTTTCATTGTATAGCATCCAAAGTTTCTCCACGTACCATTCGGAGCGGTTAAAGTGTAACGACACCTCTTTGTAATTGATTGCCTCACGTGCTTCCTGCATCCGCCTAAAATTGCTTTCATCGTAATCCTCAGCGGTGTCATCGTAGTCATCGGGTAGCGTTTCATTGGTGCGTAGGTGGTCACGATAAAACTTTGTGTATCGGTTGCCGTTTACTGCATTTACACCCACCCGGACAAGGTAAAATATCAGCGTTCCGTTCTGGTGCAAGTTGGTGATCTTGTCCTCGCTCATTTCGCAGAGCAATAACAAAAGATGCTGCTGTAAATCGCTTGCGACGTGCTTTCCTACTTTTTGGCAGAAGTCCGGCAGCCATTTGCTCGTTGCTATCTCTGTTATGATTTGGCTTTTCGTCACTCACGTTTGATTTTCAAATCATGCACCTTTTGCAGCCAATCTTTCCATTGCTTCCTATCCCCATACATTTCATGGTGTTTTCTGCACAGAGCCATCAGGTTTTCAATGCGGTCAGCGTGTTTGCTGCCACCCATTCCCCTTGCTTGTATGTGGTGAATATCGTTTGCAGCAGCACCACAAACCTCACAACGGACAAACGATGTGGTATCATAGCCGAAATACTCAAAATATATCTTGGTGTGCTTTTTCAACCTTGCAAAGTTTGTGGAACT